GTTAAATAACTTAATACGATAAATTTATTTAAAAAAAAAATATTGTACTAATATAAATGACTAAAATTAATATAAATGATAGATATCCTAAAATTAATGAAATTAGAACAGATACGCAACCATATTTTACATATTTTAAATGTTTGGAAGATACCTTTAATTTAGAAGACTAAAATCTGTATGCGATATTGGATGTGCTACTGGACACATATTATATTATCTTAAAGATAAGTATGATTCGGATATTAAAGGATATGAATATTTTGATTACCATAAAAAATCAGAACATTGTAAAGTTCCAGAATATATAGAAATATATGATATCCGTGATAAATTACCAGATAATATTAAAAAATATAATATAGTAAATTGTAGTGAAGTCGGTGAACATATAGATAAAGAATATGCCGACACTCTGATTGAAAATGCTAAAAAATTAACTAATAAATATTTAATATTTACCTGGTCATCACATGGTGGAGAAAACGAAAGAGAATGTGACCCTTTCCATCAACATCTTAATCCTTTGCCAAGGAATAATTATTTAGATTTAATGAAAAAACATAATTTAAAAGAAAATTCAGTATTAACAAATAAATTTTTACAAGAAAGTAGAAAATACAAAGAATTTTATTTTTGGTGGCGAGAAAGTTTTGTTATATGGGAATTAAATTAATATTTTATAAAATTAATATTTTAATATAATATGTCTAGAAAACTATATGACAACTATTTTGAAGATTTAATAAATCTATTTCCTACTATGAATGACTATTTAAATATACCCAAATATAGTCATTTAAAAAAACTTTATGAAAATGATATTTCTGAAGCACATATTTTACTCCAAAAAAAAATATTTAATAAATATTTAAAACTATTAAGTAAAGTTAAAAACAAAAATCATTTTGATAAAATCTTAGAATATACTATTAATGAATATTTATCATCTTATAAATATGATTTTCATCTTATGCCTTTAAACCATACAAATAACATAATAAGTAATTTTGTAGAAATGGCGTCAGGTAATTCAGTATATGAATTTAATAGCGCCGAAGATTATAATAATTTTATAATTAAAACTACATATTTCACTCTTTGGATAGATACTTCTATTGAAAATATGAAAAATGGTATAATTAAAAAATTAGTGTTATCTAAATTATTATGTAAATTATTAATAAATCAATTAAAAAATATAGTAAAAACAAGAAGTTATATTAATAAAAAGGGAACAAAATTATATAATCAATCAATTGAAGATTTACTTAAACCAAAAATTAATCAAGTTATTGATTTTTTAGATAAAGATTACTATCAATATTGTATAGACAAAAACGGTATGTCTTCTTTACCAAATGGTAAATCAATGTATCGTTATTTGGCAGAATCATCCATAACAAGAAAGGACCTAACTATAAAAAAAATTCATCAATTAGGATTAATGGAGTGTGACCGTATTAGAAAAGAGATGATAAAAGTTAAAGACGAACATGGATATCAGGGTTCTTTAGTACAATTTAACAAATATTTAAAATTCTTACCAGAATTACAATATAAAAGTAGAAAAGAAGTAATAGATACTTACAAGAAAATGCAATCTAAATTAAATAAATTTATAATGAAAAAATTATTTAAAAAGAAAATTAGTCATGATTATTTAATAGAAGCGGTGCCTAAATATAACGAAAAATATGCACCTTCTGCTTACTACGTATTAGGAGATTTGAATAAAAAAAGAAAAGGTAAATTTTATATTAATTTGGGTAATTTAAAAACCCACAATAAAATTTATGTCGAATCGTTATCTCTTCATGAGGGAAATCCTGGACATCATTATCAAATTACATACGTAAATGATAGTAATTTACCATTATTTATTAAAATAGGTAGTTTTACCGCTTATGATGAAGGATGGGCGTTATATTGTGAAAATTTAGGAGAATATAATGATATTCTAAGTTATTATGGAAAATTAAATATGGAGATGTTAAGAGCTTTAAGATTAGTTATAGATACTGGTATCCACTATTATGAATGGTCTGAATCTAGATGTTTATCATTTATGAAACGGTACTTGTTTGACGATGAAAAAAATATTTTATCAGAAATACATCGTTATATGGCAAATCCAGGACAAGCTTTAGCATATAAAATAGGAGAATTATCTATAATTAATCTTAAAAAAAAATATAAGGGCGATATTAAAAACTTTCATGAAGAAGTTTTAGAATTAGGTTCTATACCTTTAGAAATTCTAAATAAAAAATTGTCTAATTAGTTATATTATAAAAATTGAGCGCTAAAGCACCACCAACACATTGGGACAATATATATCCTAATAATTCCTGTTCATTAATCGCTTTATTTAAGTACATCATAAATGAAACTGCTGGATTAAAGTGACCTCCAGATACTCTACCTCCAAACATAATCGCAATAGCTAAACTCATACCAATACCTATGGCTGTTAAAACCATTTCTTTTGACTTAGATACTAAAATAACAGATAGAAAAATAAATGTTCCGATAAATTCTACAAATAACTTATTAATCATTTTTATAAAATAATATTATATTTTTTTTTTTATTTAAAAAAAAAATATAATAATTAAATTAATTAAATGGACATATTAATAATTTTAGGTGGTGGTTGTAATTTAGATTGTAGTCTACCATTATGGTGTATACAACGATGTGATTATGCATTAAAAATTTATAGAGATAATCCTTCTAAATATTACTTTATCGTTTCTAGTGCTGGAACATATCACCATCCTAATCCAATTGATAGTAATGGATATATAATATTCGAATCAACATTATTATCTAATTATTTAATAGATAATGGTGTTCCACCAAATAAAATTATTAAGGAATCAACATCTTATGATACTATTGGAAATATGTTTTATATCCGAACTACAATAACAGATATTAGAAAATGGTATAATTTAATTTTTGTAACATCCGATTTTCATATGGAGAGAAGTAAAGAAATAGCACAATTTATATTTAATTTAGAAACTAATAAATATATCTTAAAATTCATACAAATAGAAACATTAATAGATTATAAATTAAAATCCAAACGGTGTAAAAAAGAACATAATTCATTAATAAATTTTAAAAAAAATGTATTAAATATTAAAACTCTTATAGAGTTTCACAAATGGTTATATAGTAATCATGACTGTTATAATTCTATAGATAAAAAAAAAACTATAATTTATGAAGAATTATTATATTAATGTTATATTTCATATATAATAAATCTAATGTAATTTATAACTGATTGTTGGATAATTACATAATTAGAATCAAAGAAATAGAAGGTACAATCACAATATTAGACAATAATCAGAATTAATATTATTTTTGATTATAGTTTTAAATATGAAATATCTTTATATATTAGATTTTTATAACAAACCTATTTACCTCTTTTCAAAAATATTTATTAATTAATTATATTAATAGAAAATGAACTAAAATTATTTTTTTTATTTAACCAATCAGGATATTTTATATCAAAATATTTAAAGGAGTTAAATGTTTTTTTATCTAATAAATTTGGATTATGATGTCTTATTTTTCTGAATGCAGAAAAACTACAAATATATCCTACATTTTTTTCATAGATTGTATTTTGACTTATAAACTCTACAATTTCATCTATATGATATGATAATTCCCATAAATCAAATGGAGACATTAAGATATAAAATATATCTTTGATTAACAATACTAGTTGAAAATTAAAAGTCTTAATAAATTTTTGTTTTATTTCAATTTTATCGGAGTTATCCTCCCAATCATCCGGTAATGTAATATATTCTGTTATTTCATTAAAATATTTTTTGGGGTGATATATTAATTTTTCTTTAATTAATTTTTTATTTATAGCTATTACCGTACCTAATATACCTATATACCATAAAATAGGACGATGAGATGTTACATATAAATTCATTAAAAGATTTTCATTCACTAAAGTTAAAAATAACATTAAAATGAAAAGAGAACTTAATATAAACACAATTAATTTTGAAAATGTTTCTAAAATTTTATTTGGAAATTGATTAATATAATTATTTGATGGTTCAATACTATTATTTATTCTATCATGAAATAAATGATATGTTTCATTATATAACCTATATTTCCATTTAGATAATAGAGACCAATTACGTGAAAATATTGTATCTGGTTTATTATAAAAATCCTCACCATATTTAAATATTGTGTAAAATGTAAATAAGATAAATATTAATGGCATACATATAAAATTAAAAATTGACACTATTCTTAATTTATTTTGAATACCTTTCTTAAACTCATCTTTTTCTTCAAAAAGTGATGTTCTTAATTTATTTTTATTGAAAATATGATGAATTATACAATATTTTAGATTCCATTCCATCAGTGCTGTCATAAAAGATAGTTTGATGACTTCATTATCAAGTAAGGCAATTAAATAATTGTCTTTTGCCATAATTATACTAGAAATTACGTATATATCTATATCATCATTCTCATACATTTTTATTTTATCTAAAACATCAGACCACTGTATACTAATTATTTGGGAGTCAGTTATTAGTAATTTTTTATTATAATATTTTTTAATTTTGTAGAATGTCTTAACATCATCAAACAAACTTAAAACTTTACAAAAAATAAAAAATAAAAATATAATAACACATATCCAAGATATAATATCAAGCTCAAAAAAATCAGACCATTTAATATAATCACTCAAATATCCAGTATCATACATAGTAAATAAACCATTATAATCTATACAATTAAATAAAAATATAATAAATGAGAAAAGAAATAAGGTAGTCAAAATATTAACTACTTGTGTAGATATTATATTATAATAACCTTTGTGAATATAATAATAATATAATTTTATAATAAAATTATCATTAATATTATTATCTATATTTAATGTTGGGTTTTCAAAAGATTGTTCAGGTTTTAAAAGAGGTTCTTCTAAACTCATACTTATTCTAAATGATGTAGTTTTAAATATTTTATTGAATTAATTTTAATAATTTCATTTTATAAAGTCTAATTTTAACTATATTAACAACTTATCAACAAAAGTTAATAATACTATTTAATATCATAAATAAATATCTTTCTAATACTTTAAATGAATAATGAATGGGAAATTATAGAATACAAAAAATTAGACAAGAATTTAGAGTTAGTTTTAAAAAATAACTCTAAAATATTGAATGAATTGTCGGAATTAAAAAAAATAATATCTAATCAAGAAGATATAATTAAATTACTTTTAGAAAACCATAATAAACTACATAATAAAATAGAAGATTATCATAAAGTAAATAAAAACATAGACCTAATTGAAAAATCAGAAAATGAGATAGATGAAAATAATTTTGATCTTTCTCCACTTAATTTAGAAACCACAAATACTCCAAATTTATATACCCCAAACACTATTAATTTTTTAAATAATAACTCAGATTATAATTATATTAATAGAGTTACTAATAGAATGTGGCGCAAGACACCATATACAACTACTCCTAAATTTTTTTCAAATATTTTTAATAACAACTCCTAATTAATATAAAATTGATATTTAACTTAAACATATAATGTAATTAATTATTAATGTCATTAATATTTAGTAAAACCAGTTATCTTAGTATAGATGACCAAAAAGATATTTTACTAATATCATTACTAAAAAAATTTTGCAACAGTAATTCTGATAATTTAGATAATTTTGAATTTTTATGTGGACAACTTAACCAAATAGGTTTTATTAATGATAATATTATTAATTTGTTAAATAGACGTCCAGAAATTACAGATAAATATATAAATATTTTAGAAAAAGTAGTATCTAATTCTTCTAGTAAAGTAACTGAGTTAATTCCGAAACCGATTAATAATCTATATAGTGAGTATAATATAATAGAAAAACTAGGTGAAGGAGGATTTGGAAATGTTTATAAATGTTGTAATAAGTTGGATAAAAATATATACGCTATAAAAAAAATTAAAATCAATTTACATGATAATACATTAAAAAAATCTTTAAGAGAAGTAGAATTATTATCAAAATTAAACAATAATAATATTGTACGCTATAATTCTTGTTGGTTAGGATATGATAATGATATTTTTGACCATTATGAAAAAATTATAGAGTCTAATGATATTTTTAGATTAGAAGAAGAAGAACTTAACAGCATAGAGTCTATTAATCTGTATGTTCAAATGGAGTTATGTGATTATTCTTTAGAAAATTATTTATACACTTCAGATATTATAGTTGAAAATAATAAATTAATATTTAATCAATTATTATCAGGATTAGATTATATTCATAAAAATAATATAATACATAGAGATATTAAACCTAAAAATATTTTTATAAAAGAAGAAAATGAGAAACTAATAATCAAAATAGGTGATTTTGGATTATCTCGTAATTATATAATTGAAGAAACAAGTTCTAATAAAATTGTACCTATTAATATAACAACAGATATAGGAACTAAGACATATGCATCTCCCGAACAATTAACCAATTCTTATTATGATTTTAGTACTGATATATACAGTTTAGGTATTATATTATTTGAATTATACACTAAATTTACAACTGATATGGAAAAATTTAGTATTCTTAATAATATTCGTAATAATATATTTCCTGAAAATCACGCATATAGTGAAATTATAGTACTATGTAAATTAATACTAAATACAACTCCAAATAAAAGACCTAATATTAAGAATATAATAGATATATTTAATAAATAAATTTCTCTATATATTACAATGAATAGAAACTATATATTAAAACTTAATACAACTTCAAATTTAGATAATCGAAATGGAAAAGATATTTATCCTAGACAAGATATGTATCCTAGACAAGATATGTATCCTAGACAAGATATGTATCCTAGACAAGATATGCATCCTAGACAAGATATGCATCCTAGAGAAGTTATGCATCCTAGAGAAGTTATGCATCCTAGACAAGTTATGCATTCTAGACAAGTTATGCATCCTAGACAAGTTATGCATTCTAGACAAGATATGCATCCTAGACAAGATATGCATCCTAGACAAGATATGCATCCTAGACAAGATATGCATCCTAGACAAGTTATGCATTCTAGACAAGATATGCATCCTAGACAAGATATGCATTCTAGACAAGATATGCATTCTAGACAAGATATGCATTCTAGACAAGATATGCATTCTAGACAAGATATGCATCCTACTTCGAAAAAAAATGATAGAGAAGCTGCTAATAAAATTTTACAAGAAATGATTAGTGATTACCAATCTAATGTTAATACTAATAATAGTAATAAATCAACAGATATATATTTACTTTTTTCAGTGGATAAAGAATTTAGAAAAAAAATATGTGAGCTTATTTCTAATTTATATAATAAAAAAATAGAAATAAATCAAGTTAATGAAGATACCATTAAATACTTACTTAACAATAATGAAAAAATTATAAAAGATATGTATAATAATTATAACTCAAAGAAAGGAATTTTTTAGCTTTTAACTTTTGTATTTGCAGATATTATATATATTGTATTTTCTGTAACTACTAAGAATTCGCTACCAACCTTATATGTATTTCTAATCGGAGATGTGTGTTCTTCGCCATTTTTATATAATATTTTATCACCTTCAGAAGTGACAATATTTACTCGTCCTCTACACGAATCTATATAAAAATAAAAACAGATTGGTTTGCATAATTTAATTGATAATTTAGTTGCTTGTTGTAAAGTTTTATCACTAGGAATTGTAATTTTCGAATCAGCCATTTTATATAATTATTTTGTAATTTTTTTTTGAAATTTAACCTCACTTAATTAATTAATTAATAAAAAGTTATTATCTAAACATTCTTTAGAATTCGGTCGTTTCATTTCATCTATAGTAAGTAAATATTTAATAAAATTAATTATCTCTTTACTATTATTATAGTTATTTTCTAAATCGCTAAAATTAATTAAATTTTTCGAATCAAATTCAATATCTTTAATATGTGTAAATATTTTTTTTGAATAATTATTAACAATAAGTTCATTTGGAATATCACCTAAAAATGATATTATTTCTAATAAATGATTTATATCTTTTTTAAAATGGTTTGAACCTAATATATCACCAAATAAATATTCACCTGTATATAATTCATAACATATGCACCCTAATGTCCAAATATCAGATTTTTTATTATATTTAAAATTTAGTATATTTTCTGGCGGTCTATAACATCTAAGTCCTATTTGTTCATACATATTATTATTTTCTATTTCAGAGTTACCAAAATCAACTATTTTAACACTATAGTCATCTATATTTATTAATGTATCTTTTCTATCTAATTCATTACACAAATTATCTAAACTATCTATATCATTACAATAATTTATATCTTTATAGTCTGATAGTTTATCATTAAAAAAATGCATAAACTGTTTTATAGCAAAAAGTTTTAATTTTCTTTTAATATTTTTTTTCTTAACTTTGCTAAACACATTATAATTCTCAGGAATTTTATTTAAAATAAAATTATTTAGTTTTTCTTTAGGCTTAAAAGACATAAACCAATCAATCATTTTTTGTATATATTTGGGTATTTTAGTAAATAATATATTTTCTTGCTTCAAATCAATATGTATTATTTTGCTAGAATGTAATTCTGTTAAACCTAATAGTATATCTTTAATAATTTTTTTTATAATAATATCAGGTATATATGTATCTAGTTCATGGTACTTATTTCCTAATGTTAATATACAATCACCTAATAATTCTAAAATTAAACAATAACATTTATTACCGTTTATATCTACCAAAAATGAATCATATAATTTTATTAATTTACTATTATCGCTATATGTTATTTTATTAAAAATATTAATCTCTTCAGCAGCATCATCGATATATTCTGGTAGTTGTATTTTCATAGCAAAAAAACAATCATTAAAAATATCATATACCAACCATACTTTTGAAAAAGTACCTTTACCTAAATATTTTAAACAATAATATTTATTATTATACATTTTTCCCACCATACCATCTGATATTTCTTCTTCATCATCAGAACTTAAACTACCATCTGATTCAGTATAACTATTATCTGATTCGG